CTGAATACGAAGACCCTTACCGTCTGTGTGATCGTAATCATTCTGCAATTCAAGCGCGTAGGATGAGGCAGCATTAGTGGCGGATTGTATGATTGATCCAGTATTGAGAATCGTCAGCTTCGCCGTGCCCCAGGTGATCGTTCCAGGTGCCTGTGACGCGATTGAGTAGAAGTAAAATGCACCTCCACCCTGCTCAAACATCGACGCTTCATCTTCCACTATATTCTTATAAACAGGCGTCGTATCGACATAGGCGTTTTGCATAATGTCAAAGTTGCCCGACGCAGCAGAAGCAGTCGTGCCTTGCAATACATTGAGTGCGCCCACTTGCAGTCCGGTATCAGTAGAGCGCATGGTCGCTGGCGTAACCCCCAGGCCCAGATTGCCCGAGGCGTCGAGGCGCATCTTCTCCGTAAGACCACCACCATCTTGCTTATATGTAGATATAGTAAAATCTTCCGCACGACTGCCGCCCGTAGCATTCGTATGCACAGACGCTAATTGTGTATAGATAACATCATTATCAGTAGCTTGTAGAATGAGATTAACTTGCCCACTAACAGCCTCTGCGCCAAGATTTCTAACAGCCATTGGAGAAGTGGCTGCACCTGAAGAAGAATTGACAACGTCTAATTTGTACGAGGGGCTGGCCGTGCCGATGCCTACGTTGCCATCCTTGTCAATCACCATCTTCTGCCCGATGACTGATCCGTTGTGCGTCAGAAACGCCAACTCAGTACTCTTATTCGCGTTCATACTACGCGCAATAATCGCGCCGACTCTCGTCGTATTATTGATATACTCTAACCCCGACAGATCGCCCGTTCCATCTTGCCGAGACGTTAGTTCCAGTGCCGTCACTTGGGCGTCGGCATCTACTTTGGATATTTCCAGCGTCCTGTTATAACCGACAACACCCGGCGAAGAGGTGCCGATGCCAACGTTGCCATCCGTATCTATCCGTAATCTCTCAGTATTCTGCGTGCCAAACCAGAGATAGGTGCCAGACTCTTCAGCGCGTAGAAAAATCTCATCAGCACCAGACGTAGTGAGAAAATCGACGGAGTTAGCAGTCGTCGCTTTTCGTATTATCAGAGAACGGTCATTAATATCAGTAACTGTAATATCGGTGGTAGTACCACTACTATCTACAGTCAACCCCGTCACCGTCGCCGCTGCTGGTGTCGTCGCGCCGAGGACGCCGTTGTATCCGCTGGCGTCCCACCGCCCCACCTCGCCGGCTCCCATAACGACGGCCAGGATATCGTCGGACACATTGTCGAGCTTGCTATCTCCATCGACGTCGAGGATGATGTCGCCCCCGGTCAGCTGCAACTCTGCATTGATCACCTGGACGTAAGTAGAGCCGATGATCAGCTTTTGTTGCCCGGCAACATAGTAGTCGATACGATCATCGGTGGGGGCGAGAAAATAAGTATCCTTATCCGTGTCTAAATAGATGGCCTTGTTTTGCGCCACCGTCAACGACTCGGCCAGGTTGAGATCGGAATAATAATAAGTGATGTTCGCCGACCCATCCCACCAGGTCATAGGCACGCTTTTCCCCGTATAGACGACGATATCCCGGTACCGGGTCGTCCCGCCCTGGTAGCCCGTCCAGTTGACGCGCAGCGTGCCGTCGTCGGTGTCCAGATCCCAGGCCGCGTTGAGCTTGTCGTCGTCAAAATAGGTCTGATTGACGCTGTCTATCCCCAGCACGATTACATCGTCGGTAATCTCTTTGATATACGTCCCGTTGCCGCCATCGAGTGATACCTCCCCGCCGGCCAACACATCAAACTTATCACTATAGACGACAGCAGGCCGGACAGCCGTCTCCGCGATGTCGTACGTCGAATCAGCGCCAAACGTTATATCCTTGTGGGATCCGTCGGCCGTCGAGATATCATAGTTGTGTTCGACGTCGCCCCAGCTGCGGTTAAACTCCGTATTGTCTGCCAGGTTGTCGGTATGACTGGCCAGGATCGCTCCGCCGACCACCACGTCTATGCCATCAGTAAAATCGACCATTATTTCGGCTCCATATTTGACAGTATGACCCGATAGAGATCAATCTCTATGCTATACTGATCAATATACTCGGACTGCTTTTCTACCTCTGCATGGTACACTTGCAGCCGGCCCTCCAGGTGCTTGATGCGGTGCGCCGGTAGGTGTCCCTTGCCCTCTTTCTGCCCCTCGACGATGTGCTCGTACACCTGCTCAGCATTGGCCTCGGCCTGCTGTATCAACCCCCGTGCCGTCCGTTGGCCCGCCGTCAACTCGATTAAGTTGCGCCGTATCTTCAGCAGGTTGCGTGCCTGATCGACCGCCTGCTGCTGGTCCTCTTCTGACAGCTCGGCCCACCCCTCGGGCAAGGACGGCCGGATCTCAGAAATAGACTTGACCTCCGCTGGTAGCATCTCCGGGGTCTGCTTCTCCGTTGGCGTCTGCATAGAAACCGTCCACCTCTTTAGCGTATGCGGTAGCGCCTCCCGTCCAGGAGGCGGATCCATCGGCCTGGTAGCGCTTGGCAGAAAAGTCGTCCAGGTTCCAGGCTCTGACCTGCGTCAACATCGTCTCGATATGAGGGGCTACGTCCCGGACCATAAACGGCGTCCCCAGGGTCGACAGGATCTCGTACTTGGAATAGATCAACTGGAACTGATCCCCGGGAAACAGCGTAACAGCGCCCGGCCCCAGGGTCGTGTTGAGCATCTCGACCTCTTGGGCAAAAGCCATCAGGTGACGTTGAGCGCGATCGGTCGCCCCACTGGTCGAAAAGACCCAGCTGAGCTTGAGACGATAGCGCCGCGTCTGCCCGACGGCCGTTTGTGAATCGGTGTCATCCAGCGTCAACGTGGCCGCCCAGATCGCCTCCGTCGACAGCACCGCCCCATCCCATAGGCCAGGGCGTCTCAGGTGATCGGCGACGACCTGATTGGCAAAGGTGCGCTCTGGATCGCGCTCGACATGGAAATCCCGGGAGCCGTTGGGTTGGATGGCGATGTCGGCCTCCCGGAAGGTGATGTCGTCCGCTGCGCCGGTCGCCCAACGGGGCTTGACGGTATAGACGCCGTCGGCATCGATCAATAGATCCCAGAACGCCTCGTCCATCAGCTCGGCAAGGTACGTGCTGGCCGCCGCCTCTGTGCCGATCCACCGACGCACCATCTCATCGGGGCCGGTCGACCAGTCCCACTCGGTAAAGGCGAGCAGGTCAATATCAGAATTGGTCCGCCCCATATACGAAACGATGATATCTCGGGCCACGACGGCCGGGGTGCCATAGCGACCGGCCACGAACGTGCTCGCCAGCTTGCCGTTGATGTTCGCGGAGATCCCGTCGACGTCCGGATCATAGTCATCGTCCACGGGAGCGCCCCAGGTAAACTCTGCCAGGGCGGTCGACGAGCTGAGAATCTCCCCGGTGATATCCACGCCGTTCCTATAGACGGCCTCGATCTCGAGGATCTGATGATCGGCAATTTTGAATTTGTATTGACGGGTCGCCACCTCTTCGATCATAAAGCACGGGACGGTCTCGCCATTGCCGGCCGTCGTGCGGAAATCCCCATAGACGACAGGGAACGGGAGAAACTCACTCTTGGCCTCCACGTCCGGGTAATCAGACGTAAAAAACTTGTTGGGGGGCATCGTGACACTGTCGGTCTCGAGGGCATTGTCGAGCCGGATGATCACCGTCTGATCGCCCCACTGTATCCCACCGGGAAACTGCACCGTCCCGGTAAAACGGGTCTGATAATCGCCGGCCGTCTTGCCCTGTCCCAGCTTGAGGGTGAACACTTTGCCGGCCAGGCCGTTGTTGGCATCGATGATCGTCCGCACCGCATCGTCCGAGTCGTCGATCACCAGGGTGATATCAGGCGATACAAGGCGGGGTTGGATCAGCCGGCCGGCCGATAGGGTGATCGGGGGCACCTGCCGCAGACGGTGACGGTAGAACGTGTCATCAGAGAGAGCGATGTTGCGGTCGGAGATACGCCACGTCTGCGAGGGCGTGCCGTCGATCGTCACGTCGGCCACCTCGAGCAGTTGGATCCACTCCTGCGCAACAGAGGTTGTATCGAGGGCCATCTATTCGACCTTTTCCTCAAAGACCAGGTGGGTTGCTTGGTACCAATCGACGAGCTGGTTGGCAAGGGGTAACTGACCGCGGAATGTGCAATAGATAGAATAGAGGGTGGGCTCGGCCGTCGGCTTGAGGGCCAGGATGATCGGCACGCGCCGGCCCACCTTACGGTAGATTGTCCAGAACTTCTTGAACTGGGTCTCGGTCATAAACCGAAAGCGGACGGCCACCTGCCGGAACTGCGCACGGGTCCGCCAGATAGCGACGACGCCCGGCTTTTCGTCACCCTCCGAGGGATCGACCGGTATGAAGTTCCAGCCCTCCGAATACGACCGAGCCGGCTCGTAGAATTCACCGGCCTTGATCCGACCCACCTCGATGTACCCGTCGGGGTTCGCGCCATCGGCGAAGGTGATACGCCACCAGCGGAATTGCTCCGAAAGAAAGAGGACGATGTTCCCCATAACGACCGAGTCCTCGTCTGTCTCGACGGTCAACACCTGGGAGTAGGTGGGAGCTCCCCACGAGTCGGTGGCATGGCCCTCCAGGGTGATCGTGGCCGCCGATGTCCAGTTGCCACCAAAGAGACCGATACAGGTTATGTCGGTAGCGCCTCCCAGATCGAACTTGATCCACTCGGCCGCGTCGCCGGTCGCCCTCCAGGGCTTGGCCACCAGGTCATTGACCACATTGTCGTCGACCAGGTCGCCCGTCTCGCTCGAGCTGGTGATCGTCCCGGCGTCCCACGTATCGGAATTGTATAGTATTCGTACACCCATCAGGCGGCCCTCTCTTGGACGATACCGTCGGTCGTCATCACTTTAGAACCGCGGATCCCCTGCTGATCGAGGTAACGGACGATCTCCGGCCCCAGCATCTGCATGGCCCCGGGCACGCCCCGGACATCGAGGAAATTATTATTCATGGTGATATGGACCACCGGTCCCCCACTGGCGCCGCTCCCCTCGGGGGTGATGTTCACCTGCTCGGGGCCGGCCTCCCCCGCCAGGAAAAGCGTCGGACGGGAGACCATGCCATTGAAACCCCTGGCCGCGGGGACAATTCCGCCGCGCCCCTCTATGAGCCGGGCGACCTCTTCAAAATCATCATCCCCCTCCTCCTCTACCCCGTACCTCTCCTCTGCCAAGTACTCGCCCAACCTTTGGCCCGGGCCCGTATCTCCTCGAAGATTTGGGATCAGGGAGGAAGCAAGAGCGGTCAGTCCCTGGTTTTTCGTCGCTCCCAACAACGTGTTGAATCGTGCGATGGCAGCACCATCCATAGACGGAGCTGATAAGGTGCGAATTAAGCCTGCCGCATCTTGGGCACTGAGCCCGAACGTTTGACTGAAGGCATCCAATGTTAACCGGGCGGACCCTGTATTTTTCAGCGTTTCATTGAGATCATCCCGTCCTTTAAAGCCACTAATACTTCCCCCTGCTATCGCAGCCTGGACCCCTGCGATAGCGTCCAGGCGTTTTTCTGCCTTCCCTTCGCTGCTGAAAATTGACGAAACCACCGAGATAGCCTCCCCTAATCCTTTCCCAACCAATGCACCCACGGGGCCGCCGATCATGCCGCCGATCCCCTCGGCTATCCCCTTGGCCGCCGACTTGAACGACCCGCCCTCTAGGACGCTGGTCAGTCCACCGACCAGCACGCCACCGATCCCATCGGCCCCGGAGAGCTTGTCGTTGAGCCCGGTCAAGATCTGCTCCCCCGCCTCCTCTCCAGCCGTCTCGAGCTCGGGCGCCTCTTTCTTGACCGCCTTGGCCGTCTCGACAACCAGGTCGGTGCCGGCCTCTTCGCCGCTCTTGCCGGCCTTGTCGACGATGTCGTCCGCGGCATCGGCAAAGTTGCCGACGATCTCTTTGACGCTGTCATCGACGAGGGGCTCGACCGCCTCCCAGGTCTCTCCGATGGCCTCCCCCATCTCGGTCGCATCTTTCTTTATGTCCGTCGCCATCCCTTCGGCGGCCTTGGTCATCGCGTCGAAATGGGTGGCCATGTTGCGCTTAGCCTCGAACCATCGATCCTCGACGCTCTCCGGTGCGTCCTCTGCGATGGGAGACCAGTCGATCAGGTCGATCTCCAGCCCCAGGGCACCGGCCACCTTGTTGATCTGCCGAATGATCCCATTGACGCCCTTGACGACGGCACCGGCCATCCCGTTGATACCCCGGGTGGCCACCCGCTTGATGGGCTCCCAGATGATCGAGAAGGCAAACTTGATGGGCTCAAACAGCACCTTGGCACCGGCCGTCATGATCAGACCGAGGTTCTTGGCAAAGTTGGTGAACAGTCGGCCGCCGGCGCCGATCATACTGCCCAGGGCATCCAAAAACTTGCGACGGAAGGAACTCGAAGAGAAGAACTCGTCGAGGATCTGGAGGGCCGACTTGCCAAAGCCCGTTATCAGATCGAGCGCCGTCGTGAACATACCCCCCAGGCCACCCACCGCCTCCATCCACTCGTTAAACTTTCGCACCGCCGGGATCACGTAGGTATTGAGCATATCGGCCAGGACGGGCAGGAACCGCTCCCCGAGGGTGATCATCAACCCCTCGGTGGCCGATCCCAGGGAGGTCATCGCCCCCTGGAACGTGTTGGACATCGTGTCGGCCATCTTCTTGGCCGCCCCTTCGCCATCGTCGATCTTGCCCGTCAGCTCTTTCAGCCGTTCCGAGCCGCTACCCACCAGGGCGTTGATCGCCTTGCCGCCCTCTTCGCCGAAGATGACCAGCGCATCGGTGGCCGACAGGTTGGCCTCTTCCAGGTCAGCGACGATGTCCGTCATCGGTCGCACCTTGCCAGCCGAGTCGACGAACTCAAGCCCCATCGCTTTCATTTTCTTCTGCGCATCGGTCAGGCCGCCCCCCGTGTCGATCGAGTTGCGCAGCATCGTCCGCAGCGCCGCATTGAGAGCCGTCCCGCCGGCGCCGGCCTGGATCCCATTGTCGGCCAGTACGCCCAGGGAGGCGGCCGTCTGCTCGAACGATAGCCCGGCCGCGGCTGCCCCGGGTGCCACCTGCTTGAACCCTTCGCCCAACTGCGCCACGTTGGTGTTACTGCTGGCTGCGGTGACGGCCAACCCATCGACGACGCCCCCCAATTCCTCCACCGGTAGACGCATACCCGATAGGACATTGGAGGCGATGTCGGCCGCGGCCCCCAGCTCGAGGTTGCCGGCAGCTGCCAGCGCCAACGTCTTGGGCAGCGCCGACATGATCTCGTCGGTCTCGAAGCCGGCCATACCCAAAAACTCGATACCCTCGGCGGCATCCGATGCGGAAAACTTGGTCGTCGAGCCCATCTCTTTGGCCAGGGCGGTCAGCTTGTCGAAATCTTCTCCGGTCGCTCCGGTGACGGCTGCCACGCCGGCCATCTTTTGCTGAAAGTTGGCCGCCACGCCGATGCTCTTGACCAGCACGGCACCCAGGGCGACGGCGCCGGCAGCCGCTACGCCCATAGCCGCCTTGGTGGCCGTCCCGAAACCAGACGTTTCCTTTTTCAAGCCCCCGATAACTTTGGATGCGTTATCCTTGGCATTGATCAGGATGTCGAGATCTTGTCTACTCTTGGCCATTTCCCGCTCTTTTCTGGGCTTGTTCCTTCACGATCGGCTCGATACGCTCGAGGTGCTGAAAGGCGGTTAGGTAGTAAATGGAAAGATGGGCGCGTTCGGCCAGGGTGGCGTTGCTATCCCTCCAGAGCAATCGATAGAGCTGATAGAGTTGACGGCTCTGCGGGGTGATCTCCAGGGCGGGACATCCAAAATGGATATCTTCGCCCAGCTCGATTATACGGTCGTTTCCTTCGCCGGAGAGATGTCCGCAGACGCCGGCGGGGTCGCATCCTCCGGTACATCGAGGGCAGTTGGCTCGTCCTTGGGGATCGTACTGGTCTCCGAGAAGCTCCCAGCGAACGAGCAGATCAAGTTTTTTAGCGCGTCTCCGGTTAGGCCGGCCGTCGCCTCGATGGCACCGCGCACCTCCTCGATCAACCCTTTACCCTGGCCCTCCTGGTTGATGATCTCCCGCGTCTGCTCCTGGAGCTTTTCGGCCCACGCCCAGGCATGATCGGCGTCGCGGAATTCCTGGTCGTTGATCACTTC